GATAACATATAAAGATAGACTTTGTAGAATAGGATATGATTTAATAGAAAATATAATAAAGACATATTCAAATGGAAGAATAACAATAGTAAATAAAGAAGAAGAAGAAACAGCAACAGAAGAGATAACAAAAGATATAGTATCAATAATGAATATATATGTTGCAAAAATCAATGGTTTAAGAAAATACACAACAGAAATAAGGAAAACAATTAAGAAGAACAAAAAGTAACAATTTATAATAAATTATCACATATTATAATAATTTATTATGTAAAATAGTAACCGTGAATTATTATGTTTATAATATGAAAACTTATAATGGAGATATTCCTTATCTAATATTATCCGGTATCAATCGTTTTGTCACCAAAAAGCAAGAAAATAGTAATTTATTAAGTGCACTATGTAAATTTTATAATGATTATAAATGGAATTTGCGAGGAGGATACTTAATGCTACTTATGAAATCTAATAGAAAAATAGATAAATATACTTTAAAACATATCATGGAATATATATGAACATTGAAAAATATGTTTTGAAAAAATTAGCAAAGAAATATGAACGATATCTTGGATATTTTCATCTGAATTATTATCGTGTTGAAAATATTATTGATAATTATGGAGATGAGATTATTCAGATAGTTTAGATTATTATGAATATGGACATTCTACCAGATTCTACACGATATCATCACAAATAAAATGGATAATCAAAGATTATATTGGTAAATTAATATTTATGAAAAAAAGTAATCCAGATATAAAATATTCAATAAGATATATAAAATTATAAAACAATATAAAATAATGGTTAGAAATGAAAAAAAAATATATAAACAATGTATTTTCAACCTTCATTTACCAAAAGAAGTTTGTGGAATTATATATCAATATGCATCAATCCAATAATTATGTTTTTACACCTTTTTAAGAACAAAAGTTGTAAAAAGGAAGCTATAGCCCTTTTCTCCATTTGTCATTTCGATGAAATTACGATTTTTATTAGATGCAGATTTGTATTTAGTGTATATTGATTCAAAACTTTCCTGTTCAATAAGAGTATAGTCATGTTTTTCGAAGAAATTTTTAATAAAATCAACATTGACGAGAAATTCATTTTGCTCACCAAATGTTTCTCCGAATACTTTTATTTCAGATCCCAAATCCTTTTGTTTTTTATAGAGTTTTTCAATACTGAAAATCGTTTTATTATTACTCTTAAATTCCAATTTTTTATCTTTTTCCTTGGATACTTTATTGCCATCTATAAATGTTGCCATAAAATATCCCCCTTTCTTCAAACTTGTATCTATATTTTTGAATATATTCTTAAGTGAAGTTTTATTCTTAAGGAAATAATGAAATGCCATTTGAATGGAAACTACGTCGAATTTTGTGGTTGTAATGGCCTTAATCTCTTTAGTAATATTTTTACTGGCATTAGCCTCTAATATATTAACTTTAGTTGAACGACTGAATTTATTAGCTTTTCCCTTGGCCTTAACAAGCCCTTCCTTATTAATATTAGAAAGTAATAGATAATTAATATTTCTATTAAGAGTTTTCTTGAGGTCTCCGCCGCGACCACCAGCTATTTCAAGGATTTTATCCCCTTTTCGAATATATTTCTTATAAAGCTGTGTTTTAAGCCATTGATGATAATTTCGGAGGCCTTGAGTTTTAGTTTTAGAATAATTAATATTTTGATAGTATTGGTCATTTTTTTCACACATTATTTCATCTTCCTTAATGGGCTCTTTAAAATATCTTACAATAGAATTATATGTAGTAACATAATTTGGGCCTTTAAGGACACCATTCTTTTTAAAATTTTTATATGTTTTGTTTTTATTATTTCGTAACATTTTAATGGACCATTTGTCTGCTACTGGATCATATCCCATTTCATAAACACTTTCATTTGTATATTTAGAAGCTGGTATAGACTCAGTTCTCACTAATTTAGCATAAGTATTGGATTTATTGTTCATCCAATTAAATGATGTCTTATTATTATTTTTTCGGTTAGTAAGAACATAAAGACCCACTTTACTAGGAGATTGTTTGATTAAGAGGAAATCTACCGTTTTATGATGAAGTGGTTTCCATTTAAGAATCGGTTGAGCGTAATATCCACCTTCAAGTGGGTTATATACCAAACCGTCAATTGGCGGAGCATTTTTGGGTCGTTCATTATAAATCTTCCACGCTCCATGACAAAGGTTCTTAATATCTTTGGATATGGATTGATAATAGAATTTCTTCATTTGAAGCTGGAGAGATGAAAATGACTGTTTTTGAATATATTCCTCTGCATATTTATGTCGCTCCACAAGATTGAGTTTAGTTATATTCTTTCCCTCTGCGAATAAACAATCAAATATATGAAAAGTCTTGGTTTTAGGCATATATTCACCTTCTATGATAGTGAGTTTAGTGGTAGAATCATTTGGTTTAAGTTTGTCTTTTGAGGCTTTAAATGCTAATGTAGCGAATTTTTTATTATTGATAAGAAATGCATGAAGACCATCACTTTTTTCGGTAACTGCATAGCCTTGTCTAATATGATGAAGATTGCGTCTTTCCATTTCAATAGGTCTATTAGCTATTTCGTCATGATTTACAAGATAAAGATAGTAATTCATAGTATAAAGCAATTGGTTAAGGGATTTAGGAGGAGAATTGAGGATTAAAATGCATTTATATTGAGTTTTATTATGGCGAGTTTGTTCGAGGAAAATGAGAGTTCTACGGAGAAGTATAGTTTTTTCGACTTTAACAGTAGTTTTAATGGCTGTATCGGGTACTTGAGTCTGACAATGATAAAGAGGGTATTTGGTTTTAGATGTATATTTGGGATAATACGTGAAATTCGCGTCTTTTTCTAATTTGAATAGGGATTTGAGACGGAAAAAGGTATCTTTATTGAGTAATTGACTATATTTCTTATATGGTATTGCAAAAGAAATATACAACATATATAATTACTTGAGATATTCTTTTACTTTATCTCTAAGCATTGGAGCGACTGATCGTTCATCAAAAAAGCAATTTCGAAGTGCCATAGATAAGTCGGAAGAATTGATGAAAATTTTCAAAAGATCATATGTTTCATTATCAGCTTTACGTCGATATACTTCTAAATCTTCATCATTAAACAATAGCAGAATTTCATCTTTATAACTGAATGCATCGAAATTTTCGGAAATGAGATCGATGAATTCATCAACGCTTTTTGGAGTCATATTGCGCTCTAAAAGGGATTTTCTAATAGATTTAAGAATAAACATTTTACCGATGGATCTATACATTTTAATGAGAATGGCATCGTTATTGAATTTAGTAGAGGTATAATAGCAACAACCATATGTAATAAACATAATAATTTTATTAACGCCACATCCTCTGAATTTGAAAACGGTTCCGCCGGCTATTAGTACATTATTATATTTGAATCTGGTTGTGGGATCAAAATATGTTTCCATATAATAAAAACTGAGAAGATTTTTATTAAATAATAGATAAATAAAATATATATAAAAAAAGCAAAGATGAACGGAAAACAAGGTTTTACTCAAAAACTACTGAATCGAGAAAAATTTCGTCAAAATGCATATTATTGCGAAAAATCTAATCTATTGTTTTCATATCTGGGCAATGTTCAGCATGTTGGATTGATTCTCCGTAGAAATATCCGAGATTTCCACAACAATACGCATTGGATGAACATTATTAAGTTTCGTTACAGATGTTCTGAAGCTAGAGTTGGCAATTATCGAGATGGACTGACAGCGTTCAGTGTATTGATGTTGGATGAACAATATCAACATTTCCCGTTTTGTATTGGATGGATTACTACTGATATTTATACTAGTGGGTCGTATAAGATAGTTGGTAATAGAATGCAGGAACGAATCACTCGAAAGCAAAGTCGACGTGGAAAAGATATTGTAACGGCGGGACAATGCAAATATATCCTAAAATGTCGCCAATGTGGCGTTATTTTTAAGGATGATGAACATGCCAGAAAATGTAAATGGTGCGCCGCAGGAGATAGCAAGTTTATCTAAAAATTTTCTTTTGAAATATTATAAATGTTTATTATTGCTATTTGTGGTGCTTCAGGATCAGGAAAAAGTAGATTTAGTAAGGAATTAAAGGAATTTACCAAGGATTTAAAGGTGGAAATACTATCGACTGATAGTTTTTATAAAGATTATAAAACTTATACGGAAAGGCAAAAGCGGGATTTCGCGAATGATGATTTGGATTATGACAATCCTGAATTAATGGATAAGGAATTATTAATACAGATTTTGGGTGATTTAAAGGCTGGAAAGGATGTTAAGATTCCAGTATATAACTTTAATACTTATAAACGAGAGGAAGGAAAATTTAGGATGGTTCATGGGGATATTGATGTGGTGATATTGGAAGGTATTTTTACGCTAAGTTTTATGAGTTTATTAAAATTATATGATTTGAGTGTTTTTATTGATACTCCAGAGGATATTTGTTTGGGAAGAAGATTATTACGTAATTCTGAGGAGAGAAATGGTCCTTTTGGTGATTTTTCTTTCAAACGGGAATTTGAATATTATAAGAGATTTACAATGCCTTTTTTCAGGAAAAATAGGAGAGATATGACGAATAGAGCGACGTTTATGATAAATGGTATGAAAAATGATTATGGAGTTATATTTAAGATGATTTATAGATATATAAAAAACTGATTAAATTTTTATTTATTTTAATTTTATTATATTTTCAATAAAAAATGGGAAAACAAAAGAGAAAAACCAAATGGAATACAACTCATGTGGCTATTATGAAAAAGGGAATATTTTACTACAGAAACAATCTTCTTAATTCTGTGGAAATAGAAAGGAAACTGGGAATTCCACCAAGGACATTAAGGCGATACACAGCGTTCTCTAGGGATTCTGAAAGTAAATTTTATTTGGATGAAACTGAACCAGAAAAGATGGTAAAAGAAGCTGATTCAATATCTTATGAAGAATTAATGAAAATTCATATGGAATTATCAGTTCCAGATTTTGATATGAAAGCAGAGACGTTGAATCCAGATTTGTTGGATATTATCTGAAAAAAAAAACTTACACTTCATTTTTCTTCGATTTTATTTTATAATAGATTTAACAAAACCACAGGCAGCCGGTTCGCTTGCACCTCACGCACGTACGCACCCTCACGCTGGCATTATGCCCAATCAAATAACCCGGGTATCTGATGCCATTCTAAAAGTCCTGATTACCGGACTGGTTGTGGTCGGCATGTACCCCGACAAGCTTCAGGGCGCCATATTTTGACGGCCATGGGCATCTCCTGCGCCCAGCCCAGAGGCCAGATGGAAAACCAGCTACCATCTACACCAGCTACATAAGATATGGCTTCTTTACGAACCTCTGCGAGGTTACGATGTGTTGTATCATTAACAATCCTGGTGGTGTTATCATCAAGGTGATGGATTCGCAAGAAAGACGGACCACTCCACCCACCATCACCTGTCACCGCTACGACGTTGGATGTCCTTTCGTCCGACCGAATAAGGACCCGATCGTTTGTGAGTTTAATGACGGCTCGTGCCAACTCCCTGTTGGATGCTTTCTAATCAACATCCGCAACTGGCAAACTGGTCTAAAATTCTACATCGAGGGTTCTGCTGAGCTCCAGCCCCAGAAACTGCAACGCACGGCGAAAATACCCGAGGATGAGCTCGCATTGTGGCGTGAAATACGCAAGATCTGCGATACTCAGGCCATTCTGGATTTTTTAACCGTCTGCGGAAAATCCAGACACTTCCGAAAGGGTATGACAATGAAGGAAGCCCGGGGAATCATCAATCAGGAGATGATTAGCGATTTCCTAAAAAGGAATGGCATCGATTTTCACACCTGCAATACGATGGTGGAAGCGAAGGAGCTCGTTAAGCTCAAAAAATAGACCATACGAGCTATTACAACCAACCTTATAAGTATTAATTTGATGCGATATACCACATTTTCTAGAAATATAAAAAACTGACACTTCATTTTCTTCGATTTTATTTTATAATAGATTTAATAAAACCACCCAGTCGGCCGGTTCGCTTGCACCTCACGCACACGTCCACTCGACACGCACACGCACGCCCACCCACGCACACCCACCCACGCACCCGCGCACGCACGCACGATGCCCTCTGCTGAGGAGCTGAAGGCTGCCCTTGCCGCGGCTGTTGCCGCGGCCAAGGCCGCCGAGGAAGATCCCTCGGACGAGAAGAAGAACGTCGCCAAGCGAGCGCGTCGCGGCTTTCTCCGCGTCAGGCTGAACCTCCGTCTCGAGGAGATCCGCGCGGCTAAGACCGCGCGGTCTGTCACGGCCAATGCCGTGCTGTCGAAAGACCGCATGCAAAAAAACCTGCTGGAGACGTTCAAGTCTTCCGCTGGTGACGCTACCTACTCTAAAGGTGAGCACTTCGTCACCAATAGCCACTCCACGATGCTTCGCATTCTGGAAACCAAGGGCTTGTCCGAAGAAGTTCTGGACGAACTCATTATCGAGGCCAAAAAGCTGTCCGGCAAGGAGCTCAACCGGACGAAGTTCCTCAAGTCACTCAAGGTGATCGGGAGCGTCGCCAAGCAGGACGGCAGGGCCTTTCTCTCTGTCATGCTCCATGTGAAGGAGCACGATGACGCCTTCTACAAGGCGTTCCCGTTCGCTAAGGCCGTTATCGGCCGCGGCAACGTCGTCGTTTTTGAGTGCAACGTCGATGTTCTGCCGACCAATCTTGGCAATATCGACAAGCTCTTCAAGAAAAAAGACTTCCACGACCACGTCACGGTCAAGACCATCGCGCCGGGAACGGTCAAGTTCACGGAGAACCCGGAGACGCTGAAAGGCGGTGCTCCGTCTGTTCTCCCCGAGAAGATGAACGGGGAGAATCTCTCCTTCTTCATCGACGACTGTGGCGACCACTGGCTGGTCGTCATGTGCTCGAAGAACGCACCGTGCACGGTGATTGTTCCGAAGGACACCTTTATGGAGTCCCTCCGGAACTTCGGCCACAAGACCGCCAAGAACCCTCCGTTCAACCTCACGAACGAGGTGGGCATGCTGGTGTTCATCAAGTACCTGATGAACGCCAAGAACCTTGAAGAGGTTCTCGTCCTGCTGCAGAAGAACCATACCATATGCGAGCTGATGCGCACGCACTTCGTCTTCAACGGCGAGGTCGACTTCGAGATCTGCGTGCTGTTCGCGCGCGAACTCAACACCGGGGCTCCAGTTGCGGACCTTTCCGCGTTCGAGACTGCCGGCTTTAACCGGCCGAAGGTCTACAAATTCTCCTCGTGGAAGGAACTGCTGCTCCTCTGGATCGAGGGCTGGGTGCCCAAGAACTCCAACGGCATGCCGTGTGAGAAGATCAAGACGTTCCACTACGACCTGCTCAAGTGGCTCTTCCGCCCTGTGCTTTACGCGCTGGCAGACACAAAGTCTGGGTTCCCCGATCACAACAACAAGTCGACGGCGGAGTTCCTTGCGAAGGTCGGTGTCGGCGACCTCGACGGTCTGTTCTCTGCGTGGCAGCAGTGGCAGCAAGAGCGCAAGGCGTTGGGTCAGTCCAACCACGCCTTCCAGGAGAAGTTCGTGCCTCTCATTGAGGCTGCATGGAAGCGGGACTATGTTCCCGTTCTTCGCCTCCTGATCCAGGAAGTCAGCGAGGGTGTCCTCACTCGCGAGCTCCTCGACTACGTGTCGATGGGCCGCCTGTGGTTCTTCGCGAACAAGTTGCTGAGCAACGATGATGTGGCTGTCCCCTGCAGTGAAGCGCAAGCTGCCTCCATGGGCGGTGGCGGCGCGGCCAAGTAAAGGGTCTTTTGGGATCCTTGTTCTCTGAGAGAACAAAAAAACTTATAAAACAAGATAAGCTTTTTATTCCCTTTTTGGCCGGCCACCAGCAAAGCTGGTAGGCCTAAAAAGGGAAAACCAAAAACACAGACATGTGAAAACCGTTGATAAAAACAAGCTTTTTCAAAAAAACCTTGAATAAAAATTTAATACTCTGTCTTTACTGTCTTTCTATAATCCATATAATTCATAGTACCCATATCCTTATTACATGATGAACAAATCGCATACAAGTTTTTCAAATCATTAGTTCCTCCATTAGCAACCGCTATATCATGTCCTACTTCAAATGTATCATAACTTATTGGATCATCACAACAATCACACGTTCCATCCATTGAGTTACCATGTTTTTTCTTCCATACTGCCTTCCTAAGTGGTTTAGGAATTGCCACTCGATAGCCATTTCGCATATGTTTCATATCTTCATATGACGTTTTAGTCATTAATTTATTCGTTATCCTTTCTAACCATTCAAATTGTGTATATAAACCGAGAAAACAAGGATCAGTTGGTTGTTTATCTTTGCACCGGCTAATATATGTATCAACATTCTTGATATATCTAGGTCCTTTTATTGCTGTAATCCAATGATTTTTATAAAATTCATTAAGTTCATTTACTTCATTTTTGAGCGTATTAAAATCACATTTACATTTAGAAATTATATCATTTTCATCAATATATCTCATAAGCCTATCCAAATTCATGTTGGGAATTCGGGGATTTTCCGATTTTTTCAAATATATTTTGAATCTACTTTCAAAATAAATACTAAACTTTTTAATAACTTCTTTCCAATCAACTATATTTCTATATAAATGAACTGGCTTATTTTTATTGATTTCAATGAAAATTTTATCATATTCGTCCTCGGATTCTATAGTAATTAATGTAACTAAACACATACATTTCTTAATAAAACGCGAATATTCCGAATTTTTATACAAATAATCAATTGCTAAAAGCCGATGTTGTCCATCCGCTAAGATAAATTTGTTATTCAATTTACAAATAACAAAAGTATTTGGAAAAGAAAACTCCTTATTTTGGGCGAAATATCTTAATTGATAATCGATTAGCTCAGTTAAATGATTTTCATCTACTTTTCTCTGTGTATCTCCGCCTAGGGTTACAACAGTTGATTAAAAACTGTATTAAATTTAAATTTTTGTTTTATCCTTCAAAATTGTACTTTTATTTTTTACCATCATATCTTTATAACTTCTTAAACCATATACACGTGAACTAAAAACAGTTATTATTTCTATTAAATCATTCACTACTTCCTTTTCTGGGCTTTCATTTTCATTATATATTATTCTTATTTTAGTATTTTTTAGTATGTTTTCTATTAATTCAAATCCTATTCTACACAGTCTATCTTTATAAGTTACCACTAATTCATCTAATTCATTATTTATCCCATAATCTATGATTTTTAAAAGATTTTTTCTTTTAAAATTTATTCCACTTCCGATATCATATAATATTTCATATTTTGGATAAATATTTTTTAAAAGATTTATTTGATTTTCTAATTCTGGTTTTTGAGAATATGATGATACTCTTGCATAACAAATTTTTCTTTTATTTTTTCCTTTATTTTTTGGTATTATATTTTGTTTTATTAAATACTCCTTTACGTTGTAAAATCTTTTTCCACCTGGACTTCTTATTGTTTTTATCATTCCTTCTTTTTCATATTTATATAATGTATGTCTTTTTACACCTAGTATTTCTGATGCTTTTTTACCACTAATAAATTTAGGATCCATATATTATATATTGTTTTACTTTTAAGTATTTTTAATATTTTTAATTAAAAATACTTAAAGACATAATAATATATATATTGTATGAGAAAAAAGAGGAAATATTATATTGACTTAATAGGAAAAAAAATTAATAAATATTCAGATAATATACCATCGAATAATATTAAAATTGATAATAATATTAATTCTGATAGTTGGTTTGATGTTAAAGAAAGTAATAAATATAGTTTTGATAATAAATTAAAGTTTAAAAGACCTTTGTTGAATAAAAATATTATTAAATGCAAAAAAGTTATTTTGGAACCAAACAAACAACAAAGGTCAAAACTTATAAAATGGCTAAAATCTGTAAGAATTATGTATAATAAAACGTTGAAATACATAAAGACACAATATAGATTAACATCAAAATGCATAACGAATTTTAAAAAATTAAGATCATTGTTAAAAATTTCAAGGAATAAACTTATTGATATATATGGTACACCTACGCATATTATTGATTCAGGAATAAAAATGGCATCTAGTTCATATAAATCAGCATTGACTAATTACACAAATGGTAATATACGATATTTTAATATTCGTTATTTAAAAAGTACAAAGAAAACAAATATTATGAAAATAGAACAGCAATATTTGACAAAAAAAACAATATGTCCTACAAAATTAGGAGATAAATTGAATAATAGAAGTAATATATGTTATAATACTATTAAAAATGATTGTACATTACATTATTGCGATGGAAAATTTACATTATTAGTACCAGAAGAAATAAAATGTGATAAAAGCGTTAATGATAATAGTTTTATTTCAATAGATCCTGGTATTAGAACTTTTTTAACATGTTTGAGTAATGACAAAAAAATGGAAATATGTACAAATGGATATAAAACGATAAGTGGGATTTTAAATCGAATTAAAGAAAAAAAAAATATTAAAAATGAAGCAAAAAGAAATATTAGGTTAAAAAAACTGAGAAAGAAATTAAGAAATAAAATTGAGGATTTACATTGGAAATCAATAAATTATTTAACAAACCAAAATAAAAACACAATCGCAATTGGAAATTGGAGTACAAAACGATGTGTAAATAAAAAAGGTTCATTGAATAGTAATGTAAAAAATGTAGCAATGATGTTGAGTTATTATAAATTTTTACAACGATTAGACTATAAATGTAAAAAGAAGAACATAAATCTTCAAATAGTCAATGAATCATACACATCAATATTATGTTCAAATTGCGGCAAAGAAAATGAAGAATTAGGAAGTTCTAAAAAATTTGATTGTAAAAAATGTAAATTTCAACATGATAGAGATATGAATGCATGTAGAAATATATTGATAAAAAGTTTATAAAAATCTTTATGGGGGTTACCGCTTCTTCCCCTTAGAGATATATAGTATGGAAGTTAAAGTAGTAGTGTATGGAATACAATAGGTAGGTGATATGTTCACCCTGAGTAGGACATATAACATGCATTTAACTTTTATATACTTTCAGATAGCGGTCTTATAATAAGGATATTTTTCCAGTGCTTTTATTATATAATGTGCTCGAGTAGTTCCAAACACAGTTTTACTATTATGCCTCGTAAATTCGTGGAGAAAACTTCTATTACTTCGTTGTCTTGACATATATTTTATAATGAAATTATTTTTAAGTATCTTTTTTTTAACAAAAAATGAGATAAATTCTGACTAATCCATAAATTACTGCTAAGGCAAAAATGATTAATTGAAAATGACGAGGACAATCATCTTCTTCGACAAATAGAATTCTATGCCTTTCGGCAGCGACATTTCTTCTACGATATTCCATATTTTTTGTTAAAATCATGAACTATAATGAGTTTTACTATTTTTTTTTCAATTTTTCTAGGATTTCCCTTATTTTTCCTTCTAAATTTGGTAATTCATATGTTTGAGCAAAATAAATGCCCAAAGCCGCACCGATTACCAGAGATATAAAATTAGACATTATATTAAAATACCTATATTTTTTTCTAAGTATCTTTTATAAATGTTTGGTTTAAAACGAAACAAAAAACGAATAGGATTGCCTAAAAAAGCTCCTGAAATGACCGGAAAAACTAAATATAATGTTGTGAAACATTTTTCATTTAATATAGTGAAAAAAATCTTAATTATAAAATTTTATATAAATGAAACAAAATACAAAGTATTTATACATTTATATAACGATGACTATATTGCATTTAATAAAAATGATTTAACAGTATTATTTGAACATAATGGTTATATATTAAATTGCAATACAGACAAACTAAAAAATGGAAAAAAGCTATTACGATTCGCATTTAATGATGAATCTGAACATTTCTATGATTTATACTACTCCGTTCTACCTATTAAACGAAAATATTATAATGATTTAATAAATTATAAAAAAAAATGATATAAAAAAATATTAACTAGTACATATATAATGTATTTCAAAAACATGACTCACAACACACAGCTCAAGACGCACTTTAAGATTCCCTCACGAGTGGAGAACTCGTTTTACACCTTCCTGAAACGCGAAAGATGGCGCTGGGAAAAAGTTCAATAAGGTTCATATGGCTTATATAATAAAGGGCGGAAAGGTCATGTCTATTGGCTTTTCCTCCGAATTCACCGGTTGTACCGATGTATGGGGTAAGCGTGCCCCCTCCAAGCACGCAGAGGATTCTTGTTTGAGTAATATTAAAACCATCAAGCGATCAATGACTTTGGCTAGTGTAGCATTTTCATTTGTCAATGGAACTTGGTATCCTACTTTTGCGAGGCCTTGCATGCATTGTACTCGATTGATTATGAAGGCTGGAATTGGATCGGTTTTGTACTCTGATTATGAGGGTGATTTGGTTAAGATGCGTACTGATGATTTGATTAAGGAGGCCACATATTCGACTGGTTATCGTTTGCATCGTGGCCTGGGCGAGCATGTACAAACCGTTAATTTGAGTGATGGTAAGGTATTTGCTGCTATTAAGAATGAACAATTGCGTATTTTCCCATGTACTCGAACGGATTTTCAGATAGGAATGAGGATTAATTTTATGTTTGATGCCGGAAATGGCAAACGTTTTATTTGCACTCGTGAAATTCTGGGAACACGTCGATACGGGACTGTTCGGAACCTTGAGAAGAAGGAAGGGACGTCTATTGACTTTTTCCGGAAAAAAATTGATGAAAATGGAGTAATTGCTCTTCATATCTAATTAATTTTTTATTTATAAAAATAGCGATGTTTTTTTTTACACCTTTGGAGATTTAAAACGCCGATTTTGTATTAATTTTTATAAAATTTTACTTTTTTTGGTATTGATGTTTTTTTAATATAATATTTATCTCTTTTATATGAACCTTTGAACAGATTATAATAAACAATTTTTGGTATTTTATTAATTGAATTCGCTATATTGTTTTTAATTTCATCATATTTATGACCTTCTATTTTTCTTAATTTTGATTTGAGAACATTAAAATAACCTTCTATTGCATTGGTATAATGTTGATATGGAACACTATATAATATTTTATTATTTTGGTTAATTAAATTTTTAATTTTTTCATTTCTATGAAATTGGATTTACGATATTTTTTATCAGTTTTTATTTCAATTAAATACTTTGTATTTTAAGAAATAATACAAAAGGAAGATTTGTCTTCATTATAATCTTCATGCAATTTCTCATAATTATCTTTTTTCTTTTGCAAATTAACTATTTTAGCTTTATATCGTCTAATATCACTATCAATTTCTTTGATACGAGTAGTAATATTAACAACCATTGATGCTTTCTTTTTCTTCATTTTTATATCTTCCGATATAATTCTACTCATTGCTAATTCATCAGGAGAACTTGATCTGGAAGATAGTGATCTCACGGGAGATTTTATAAATAGTTTATCGTCGGGAGCTATTTTTTCACTCATATATTTTATATATATTTTATATATATTTATCTCTTTAAGGCTACATAAAGAGATATTCATAAGAATATAAAATACAATGAAATTATTAATCTTATTATTTTTATTTAATTTTGTACTAGCATTTAATAACTGTGATATTTGTAAGGATCTTGTTGGAATTATAGAAGGTGAAATGAAAATCTATAATTCTTCTATAAATATCATTGAAAAAGTAATGCATGGTGTATGTGAAACCATTATTATTAAACCCGAGAGAGAAGAGTGTCTAGCAATTGTAAATGATATTCATAATATAACTCAATGGATTATGGATGGGCTTTATCCAAAAGATATTTGTATTAAATTAGGTATGTGTCCAAATCAAACATATTATCTAGACCTATGATATATGTTTTGGAAGCGAAATCTGCAAAAAGCATTAAAATTCGTTACATCTCAACACCCAATATCAAAAAATACTCGAGATACACTCTTTAATGGTGAAAATCAGATTGGATATATTGAATATAGATGGTCAAATGATATATCCAACATTGTTTCAATGCAAATTGAGAAAGAACATAGACTAAATGGTCATGGTTCGCGTCTTTTAAGTTATTTTGAAAATAACATGAAAGATAAAGGTGTAAAAGAGGCTAAAGTATGTATTTTACCAGATGCTAAGGGGTTTTATATGAAAAATGGATATGATCAAGATGGTATGCATCAAAGTCCTGCATTTTATCATAAGCTTTTTTAACAACCTTCAAAACAATAGTTAATATTATGATTCACGGTACCTTCATATTGCCAGAGGCCATTAATGAATTGATATTTATTATATACGGCTATGTCTTGGTCGGGTTTATATTCTTTAAGGCGATATTCGGTAACTGCTTTTTCTTTAATTTTACAATTTAAATAATTGAGGAGGGTATATTTAGCAGGAATTTGCATATTGCCGCAACATTGCATACATCCATTTATTTTACGATATTTTTTGAAGAATTTGGTAGTGGGAGTTCGGCGATACTCTTTATAGAGGGTTTCATAGCCAGTTTTATTCCATACTAGGGTTTCTAATCCAACATTTGCACGTCTTTTGGCGGCATATATTTGTCTTTGTCGTTCAATTTCATTTTGAGAATTAATGAAATTGCGAAGTGCTCTCCGACGCTGGAGACACGCATTGGATGTTTGTTGCCCAAGAATAGTTGATGCTCTCGTTGTACAACACTCATCTATACCATTATTATTAACATTACATTGAATAGTATATGGTTCAAGGGTTTCAAGCGTATCATCTACGTTTGCCATTATATATTAAACCAAGAAATAAAATAATCATAATTACAATACTCAATGCAACTAATGTATTAAGCCCGTTGTTTCGGAATTGCTCGGTTTTATAACTATTTGGGCAATTTTCCTGCGTAAATTCATTAAGTGGAACACATTTACCTTTTTTATTGGAGTCTACACACCATATGCAATCGGGGCAACTCTGAGAGCATAGACGTTGGTTGCTATATGGGCATGTTTCTTCAGAACCATCATAACAAACATTTGGATTAACTAGGCTAGCAGTATTAACATTAGTATATTCATTAGTAACGTTGTTAAAATACATTGAAGGAGGCGGAGGATTCATATACTGTTATACAATAAAAAAATGATAATTTTATTTATAAAGCAAGTTATTTATATATATTATAAAAATGAACTATCAACGACCCATTTCAATGTTAATAAAAAGATTGGTCCTCCCAACAATTTATGAGGACAAAAAAGATGCAATTAAGGAGTTTAACAGAAGATTTGGAGGATATTATCCTCAAAATAACGTAAAAACATATAGTAACTTTTCGGGAAAGACTAAAAGCAGAATGTCCAATGGAATGGTTAATAAAAAAGAACTAAACATTCATTTATTAAACTTAATTATTAAATTAACTTAACCTTATCACGGTGGTTGAGTTTTTGACCTATGTTTAAATATATTTAAAGATAGATTTTTAATAAAATTATCCTTTATAAAGGATCTTCCACCACGACATAATTAAAGTTAAAATAATAATATTATAAAATGTCTCTCAAAAACGAATTGAAAAAAATGACCGAACGGGCTAGAGTATACATTAAAGAAGAAAAAAAAAGGCAAAAAGAACAAGAAAATACTAAATGTTCCAGATTAATTAATCAGTTTAAGAAGGAATTATATGGCAAAGCACGAGAAAATCTTGATAATAGATCAGGACTATTGAAGAGTGCATTAAATGGTAATGATCGATATCGATTATATCACGCTGAGAAAAACGAAAAACTACATGAAGACATAACTAAATGTAAAATTATGAAGAAATTCGTTGAGGAAAATGAAGAAACATATCCCTTGAGTTTGCGTTATGGTGAATATAATAAGATAGGAAGGAAAATTGGAACACTACCATTAGTACATGGTGGAGGAGACAAGCATGAACTAACTCCTATGTGTGAAATATATTATTCTTGGTATCTTTGAAATAAAGTTAAAGAATTGATATTGTATGTATATTATAATGTCTTGTAAAGAAGCTATCGAAAAATATTTGAAACATGGATCAGGTATTAAGATAAATGGAGAATCTATTTTTAATTATGGTAAGCATTGTTCTGATTACAATAATTTTAAGAGGGTTTTTAAGGAAAATTTTGAGGATAAATATGAACATTCAAAAGGAGATTCTGAAACGGCTAGTTCAATTTGTGGTTTCGTAGGAGATATCTTGATTGGAACTGGTAAAATGTTGAAAGGCATCGGTGGATTTACTCAGGATTCTGTTGTGATTAGGAAAAGGTAAAGTTACATAAAATATATTTATAATAAAATTATTTATATATCATAAAAATTGAAATTATTTTTTTTACAAAATAATGTGCTTAAAAAATTAAGTACATTATTTATTATGCCTGATTCAAAAAAATCTATTAAATTTGCCGAACAACAAAAAAATGTTTTGGATAAATTATTAAAAATTATTGGTGATGAAAATATTCTTTATAATTTTGATAAGAATGATAAATTGCAAAAAGAAATAATGAACTTGACAGATGATGTAAAAAAATATTATGCATGCTCCAATTGTTCGGCAATAAATAACAAGAATTGTAAAAAGCCATATTTAACTTTGCTTAAATTTATTATGAAAAAACATGGTTATAAAATTAAATCTTCCGACCATACAATTAAACTTGATAGTAATATTTTTATACGAACTAAAATTTATAAATTTATAAATAATTGATTTATATAGAAAAATAAGTGCGTAAAAATACTTAAAGAAACATAGATTGTATAGATATATAATGAGAAAAATTTGTGAGATTGAAAGTTGTAATAAAACTGCAACATATGCAAAAACATATTGTAACCCATTGAGATGTAAGGAACATAAGGAAAATTTGAAGCCTCAAACAAGAATTTGTATGTGTGGATTATCAATACCTAATTTTAATTACCCTGATGAAAAGAAAGCAAAATATTGTTCAAAGTGCAAAATGGATGGTATGATAGATATCAAACATAAAAGATGTAAAGATGACCAATGTACCACACGACCGGTTTATAATTTCGAAGGTGAAAAATCAGCATTGTATTGCGTTGAACATAAAAAAGATGGAATGGTTGATATTAGTAGTAAAAGATGCAAAGAAGATGGATGTACATTACGTCCTGGATATAATTATATTGGTAAAATTAAAGCAATATATTGTAAAAAGCACAAGAAAGATGGTATGGTAGATGTCAAAAGTAAAAAATGCAAGGAAAATGATTGTACAGTGATAGCATGTTATAATTATAAAGGTAAAAAAGCAGCATTGTATTGTAGTACTCATAAAAAATTAAATATGATAGATGTAAGAAGTAGAGTATGTAAAGATGAAAATTGCACTAAATACCCATCATATAATTATAAAGGTAAAAAAATACCATTGTATTGTAAAAAACATGCATTGAATAACATGATTGATGTTAAACATAATGTTTGTAAAGAAAATAATTGCACAATTAGACCAAATTATAACTATGATACTGAAAAGATAGGATTATATTGTAAAAAACATGCTTTAGTTGGTATGATTGATGTTATGAACAAAATGTGTAAAGCAAATAATTGTAGAACAAAACCAATTTATAATTATAAAAATGAAAAAAAAGGATTATATTGTAAAAAACATGCATTGGATGGTATGATTAATGTTGTAAATAAAACATGTAAAGAAGAAGAATGCACAGTACAACCAAATTATAATTATGAAAATGAAAAGACAGGATTATATTGTAAAAAACATGCATTGAAAGGTATGATTAATTTTACAAGTAAAAAATGTAAAGAAAGTGGATGTATGATAGGACCGAGTTACAATTATAAAGGTAAAAATATTGGGTTGTATTGCAAGAAACATGCCCTTGAAAATATGATTGATGTTAAATCTAAAAAATGCAAAGAAGATGGATGTATGATAAAGCCATGTTATAACTATAAAGGTAAAAATATTGGATTATACTGTAAAAAACATGCCCTTGAAAATATGATTGATGTTAAATCAAAAAAATGCAAAGAAGATGGATGTACGATAAATCCATGTTATAATTATAAAGATAAAAATAACGGATTATATTGTAAGAAACATGCGTTGGATGGTATGATCAATGTAAAAAGCAAAAAATGTAAAGAGAATCAATGCATTCTTAGACCATCTTATAATTATAAATATGAGAAAATAGGATTATATTGTAAAAAACATGCATTAAACGGTATGGTTAATGTACAAAACAAAAGATGTAAAGGAAAAAATTGTATGACAAAACCATCATATAATTATAAAAATAAAAATACTGGGTTGTATTGTAAAAAACATGCTCTTGAAAACATGGTTGATGTTGCTCATAAAAAATGCAAAGAAATTAATTGTAATTCAAGAGTTTCATATGGATTGCCTGGAAAAAAACAAGAGTATTGCGCTAAACATCGTAAAGAAAATATGATTGCACTTCCCAATAAAAAATGTTGTAATAAAATTTGTAAAGAAATTGCTATTTATGGTCTTGGAAAAGCTAGAGCTTGTGAAGAACATAAAAATGAAAATGATATTAATTTAATTGAAAGAAAATGTATTTCATGTGGTTTATTAAATATTCTAGATAAAAATTTAAAATGTGAATATTGCGATCCTAATATATTTAATAAGAAAAAATTAGCCAAACAAAATAGAGTTAAACTTTATTTAGACGCAAATTTCGAATATAAAATTAAATCTTATAATACAATGCTTGATAAAGGTATATGTGGAAAAGAAAGACCTGATTTTTTATTTGAATCTAAATCAGGAAGTCATTTCGTAATTTTGGAAGTTGATGAAAATCAACATTATGGAAGACCTGAAGAATGTGAATGTACAAGAATGGTGAATATATCACAGTCTCTAGGAATGCCAACTATATTCATACGATATAATCCAGATGAATATAAATTAAATGGAAAAAAATATGATCCGAGTTTTAATAAAAGAATGGAACGTTTAGATTTAATCCTTAAAAGTACAATTGAATTAGATGTTAAACAATTAACTGGTTTTGTTATGCTTCGAAAAGTTTATTTTAACGATTATAAAGACACTGATGTAAAATATTATAATATATTAGATTTCAATCAATAAACCTTGTTAAATTTTAAATCATTTTTCACTAAAGCGTGCTTCAATACTTCAAATATATCCTTTGCAAATACAATTTTCAAATCATTTTTAATAGTTTTATTTCTAATAACTTTTTTCTTCTTTGATTTGGTTACTTCTTCATTTAGAGGTATGAATTCGCCACTGGACATTAAATCAATATCATCTTCACTATTTATTATTTTTTCATAATCAGATTTATTATCAAAAGGAATTATAGCTTTTTTTATACCGGCCCTAATACAACCTTGTAATTTAGCATAAAGACCTCCAATTGCTAAAATTTTTGATGACATTGCAATTTCACCAGTCATGGCCACATCATTTCTAACAGCAACTCCACAAAGTCTTGATATAATACCAACAACTATCGCACAACCGCCTGAAGGACCATCCCTTTTTGATGAAATTTCAGCAATATTTATATGAAGACCAATCCCTTGGTGTTTCCCAGTTCCATCATCAGTTAATTTTTTTAATATATTTCGAGGAAGTATATTCCAACTTAGAGTCATTGCACAATGCATTGATTCTTTCATAACATCTCCCTGAGAACCCGTTAATTTTTCTAAACTAAATTTTTTATCTGATGGAGTACGCATAACTTCAATGATTGTTAGACCCCCCAATCCAACGCTCGTTGCATACAACCCATTCACCAAGCCCACATGTGGTTTCTTAGCAATCTTCTGGAAAGTCACCTTAGGTTTATGTTTCATAATATCATCTATGAATCCATCTGTCAAACGCATTGGAAATTCGACATCTTCATTCATAATCTTTTTCAAATTCAATTCTCTTACAATGTCAAAGAGAATTTCGTTAAGTTTTCTAACTCCTGATTCATAAGTATATTGATCGATAATATTACTAATTTGAGTCTTAGAAATCTTAATTTCATCTTTAGAGAAGCCAACCGTTTTGAAAATACTTGGAAGAACATATTTCTTAGAAATAATAATCTTATCATTTTTAGAAAGCGGCTTAACGTTAATCTCCTGAATACGATCCTTGAGAATTCTATCAATATTATCTGAATCATTATATGAGAAAACAAATAGTACTCTTGACAAATCTAGCGGAATACCGGCAAAATACTTGTCTTGAAACTCTTTATTCTGGACTGGATCAGTTAAATGAGTTAATATACCAATAATTTCTCTTCCATGTTCTGTTCTACTGACTTTATCTAATTCATCAATATAAATAATAGGATTCATACACTTGGTTTCAATCAATATATCCACTATTTTACCCCAAGTAGATCCTAAATAAGTATAATTATGACCTTCCAGAACCGATCCATTAGATGATCCTCCAAGACCCAAGAAAGCAAAAGGACGAGTCGAACCATTCGTGTCTATCAAACATTTTGCCAAACCATTTTTACAAATAGTGGTTTTACCAACACCAGGAGGACCACATAGACCAAAGGATTGACCTTTCATTTCACCATTCATCCACTGACCAATGATGCGTTTAATATGTTGTTTGGATTCATTATGTCCATGAACACTTTTATTAAGGATTTCTTCGATTTGAGAGAGATAATTAGATTTCTTTGTCTTAGATTCATTCCACTCCTGAATTAGGATAAGAGATTCCTTGACAAAATAATTAATGAAATCCCGAAGATTCAAATCGATTTCTTCTTCTTCTTCCGGCTCACTATCTCCCTTAATACCAAGTTCAGTTTCTACTTCTGCTAATCTATCTTTAATCATAGAAATATGATTACTTGTTAATGAATTATTTTTAATGAGAATATCTTTGACATGTTTATAATGTTCTAATTTCTTTTTACATTCTTGGTAAAAATTGAGTTCTTTAGCTCCATTTTTCAGGATTTTTTCAATCATATCATCATCTGTCATAATTTTTTCGGGAATTTTTTCTGGTGTAGGTTCATAAAGATTTTCTTTGCTCAAGGAGAATTTCTGAAGTAATTCATCGGAAATATTGGAGAGATCTATTTCTTGAACACTGGCATATGCAAGTAATTGTTTAATAGTTGTTTCGAGGAATTGTGTGTATTTATTTATTTTATTTTCACTATTGGCATTAATATGATAGTTATTAATTATATTATGGAAAATCTCATTTATTTCATTAGGAACTTCCACTTCGTTTTCATCGAATTCATTTAATTTACATTGTAATATAGTTATAAAGTTCTCTAATTTGTTATTGTATTCCTTATATATCCGAAAAACATCTTCTTCGTGATATATTCCAAAAGGAATACGCAAAAGACCATCCAAATACTGACGCGCCTTATTAGCATTTTCTTTAGTTCCATTCATTTCTTTGAGCTTCGTAAGAGCCTTAGTTTTAATGGAATCAGTGGTTTTAAGCGAAACAATGCGAGTTTCATATGGAATATCATCATTAGTGAGAGATTCCAGTTGCCTCTTTTTTTCCTGAACATTTTTTAAGACTACCTTGAAATATTTCTGAATTGACCAATGAAGTGAATTGAAAATTTGTTGAGCATAAGGTTTTGATTGAAATAAAAGACTTTTATTAGCAATTAGATCAAAAACAATATGTGCATTGAATTGATCTTCGCTATTGGACATAAGGAAAAGTGTAATAATTTTGAGTTGTTTTTCTGGGGAACTCTTAACGAATTCTTTTATCAATCCTGAGAGTGTTTTCTTTTTATATTTAATTAATTCATCGTAACTTCTTTTAATTAATTGGATTATTTCTCTTATATTAAGAACAACAAAATCTCTGAGTGAGAGTTGTTCAACAAATTTGCTTTTAAAATCGTCTGGTGTATCAATATATGAAAGATCATTATTAAGTAACATACATTTATAACCAAAAGTTCCACCATATCGAGTAATGTTAATTGGATCTTTCTTGAAAATACCATTTATTTGAATAATTTTATTTTTAAAGGGAAAGTAAATTGTGGCACCATCTACTTTTTCGATCAAGGTTTTTGATCTGGTTTCTATTTTTTTAGGAAAGGGTAATTCGGAATCTTCTACTTTAGTAACGGATAGAAGTTTTTTTTTGTCTTTTGCGGGACTGATACATTTAGATGAAATAGGAATGAAAAATTTATCATAAAAATTCAATAGTTTTTTATATTTATCATTGTCTATAGAATCCAACCAATTATTATTCATGTTAAGTATTGATAATACGTCACTGCATGTACTGGCACCGGTTTGCTCACAAAGTTTATATAATTGATCTTTCATGGTTATAATGAAGATTCTCAAGTCCATTATTGATTTTTTCTTGAAGATTGATAGTTTCAATGGTGGATTGAACTCTTTGAATTTGAGAAATATTTTTTCGGATCTTTCAATATATTCGTTATATTTCTCCTGTTCGATAATTTCATTAGAAATAGTTTGATCATTTAAGTTACCCATAATTGAACATATACCATTATAAATAAATTGTAATTCATCATTAAATTGATATAAATAATCAAATTTCTCTCTTATTTTAGATAAAAGAATTAGGAAATTTTTTTTATTCTCCATATATAATATATACAATAATATTTTACTTCTTAGGATACTTAAAATAAATGTTACTATACATTATTATAAAATGGATCGCAAACGGAAGCACACGAATGACAATAATAATACTAAAAAATTTAAAAATGATGAAGGTAATAATAACGATCCCGTACGACCACCACCTATTTTCCGACTTATGTTTGGATTACCTCCATATCCTAATGATTTTTCATCAACTGATGATGGTGATGATAATAATAAAGAACCTGCAAAAGTAAAAAGAGAAAATGATGATGATTATTTTAAGATTGATGGTAAAGCTGTAAAATTACATCCTTTATGGCGTGAAGTTAAAACCATCAAGGATTTAATTGAAATTGGATATTGTTATGACCCAGCTGCTGATAAAAGATATGTTATTAATTTAAAAACCTTGAGTAAATGTGTTCCGGCGTTAGAGGAGCTTCAAAATATGATTGGTATGCGATCGATTAAGGAACGTATTGTTGATTTATTCTTCTTTCATCTTCAGAATTTTTTTAAAGATGAAGGAGAGGGTGGTCAAATGATGCACACTATTATTGAAGGAACACCCGGCTCAGGTAAAACTGAAGTAGCCAAGATTCTTGCTAAAATTTATTATGGACTTGGTATTGTGAGAAATAAGAAATTTACCATAGCTAAAAGAAGTGATATGATTGGAAAATATCTTGGACATACAGCAAAGGCTACACAAAAAATCTTTGATCAGGCTAAAGGAGGGGTTATTTTCATAGATGAGGCGTATTCATTGGGTAATCCTGAAGGAAGAGATAGTTTTTCAAAGGAATGTATTGACACAATCAATCAGAATTTAACGGAAATGAAAGATAAAACTATTGTAATTATAGCTGGATACAAGAAGGAATTGAAGCAATCCTTTTTCAGTTATAACCCAGGCTTACTACGTCGATTCCCCTATCGGTTCACCATCGACAAATATAGTTTCTCAGATATTTGTGAAATATATGAGAAAAAAGTCGAACAAAATAATTGGTATTTAAATCCCAAAGAAAAAGAAGAAAGACTTAAGTTCTTTGAAAAGAATTTGAAATATTTTCCATATAATGGAGGTGATATGGAAATATTATGGGATTTTACCAAAATAACTCATTCTAGAAGAGTATTTGGAAAATCATCAGTCCTACGTAAATTAATTACAGTTGAGGACATGAAAAATGCATTGAAACTCATGATGACAAATGAGGAAATTAAAAGTCGCGCTAATGGATTGTCAGATTCAATTCTAAGTAGTATTTACGTTTAATTTTACTCAAATCACATTTACATTCTTCATTTTTACTTTATTTTTCATTATTAAATAAATGACAAATATTATTGGAGCTAAATTCAGAGCAATCAAGAGACAACTAGTTATCTTGATATCTCTACCAATCTTATTATGATCTAATTCTCCTCCACCCGTGCGTGACTGATGGACTTTACGAGAAAGATTGATTACTAAACATATATTAAGTGCAAAATATATGAGAAATATTATAAACAAATTAATTTTCATATATGTTTTATATAAAGATTTTTATTCAGATGAAGAGTAGATCTGATACAAACTTTTAGTGACCTTTCAAAACAGGCTTAATACACACTAGTGCGTTTGCAGACGAACCAGATATCGCCATGTTTTGTTATATATGAGGTATGTTTTAAGTTATTCATTTTTTTTCATCATTGCCCTCTGCAAACGCATCATATTCTGAATTTCATCCTCTTCATCCGAGCTTTCCATTTCTAAATCAAATGATTTAGGCTTAGAATGGCCTTTTGGTGGTCCATTGCTTTCCATGATTTTTTCAAGTTCCGTTTCAGAATCTTCTGCTGCAACATCATCAAATACTACATCATAATTTATTTGTCCCTCTTCTTTGGGTATAAGTCCTTCTTTGCGCAATTCACCAACTTCCCACGGATAATAAACATTGAGAATATCATAAACATTTTCATATCCTCTATGTGAGCAGAGACAATAGCTTTTGTCTGATGCATATGCTGATGATCCTTTGAGTTGTCGCGATCCTCTTAGTCGACAATTATAATTCTTACCTTTTATTGATACATTAAATCGTTTAGAACCAAATGAACCCGTAATCCTTCCAATACATTGATCATCTCCAACCGGACGAGAAATCATAGATGAACTACGTTCAGATCCTCCGTTTTGCTTTTGATTCTTCTGCTTTTTATGTTTTTTACCACCTTTAATATTTTTTCCCATGATAATATATTATATATTTACTGTACTTTTAAGTTGTTTTTCTTGAAAATACCATATAAATATTAAAGAAATTATTAAAATAACCAATATAACTTTCCATATTGGAATTGGTAAATCACTTAGATTAGCAAATGACTCGATATTTTCATCGTCTGATAGGTCAATATTGTATGTGTTAGTGGTGTTAAGAGGTTCAAACTTGCACTTAAATCGATAATCACCCTCTTCCGAACAAGGAAGTGCTTCACAAACTTCATCTGCACGAGCAACATATCCTGGACCAATCTGATCTTGACATTTTTTACTTAAATTAATAATAAAATTATCACCTTCACCCAATTCAGCTTTCCTGATACAATTGGTATAGTTTCTATATGTATAAGCTATATCCTGATCAACTGTAGATGTTTTTTCTTCAGTATTTTGACATTCAGGACAATCATTAGTACTAGTTTTTTCTTGTTCCAAATTGGTCGTAGAATCATATTCCATATTAATAATTTGATTAGTATTTGAATATAAAGGAATACCATTTTCTAATTGATCTTTCGCGAATTGAACAGGATCTTTCGGATAAATATTTTTGGGTGTTTTAGAAAAATAACTAGTATAATCAGAGGATGATTTTAAAAACCCTCGTTTATTTTTAAGTGAATAATCATAATAATAACAAGTATTTTCTCCATTATTATTTGTTGTCGTTGTAAGAGCATAACAATCTGGATTGGTCCAACACCAATCTTTACATTTCTCTTCTAAGTCAAAGTGGGTTTTAGGTGGGGCATTAGCAACCATTGATCCTCTACCATTGGAATATGTGCAACTGGACACACCCGAAACCGGTTTGGAATCATTTGGGACGCATTTATCACCATTATCATTAACACATAGATTATTAACGGAAGAAGATACACTATAACCTGTAGGACAGTTAATTATCTTTTTTCTGACTTTTTGATGGAATTTATCAGCAATCATAAAATCTTGAGTAGATGGATTAGGAGTTCTATTATATTTTGGTAATCCTCTGTTATCATACGTCATAATTTGATCAATACAACCGTCTTTGCCTTTAATACAGGTAAAAGAAGTATTATTTACCATAAGATCTGAACGAGGTGTAGTGCTCCCTCTATTATGATCGAACCATTCGGGTTTTGTTTCTTCATACCAAACGGTTCCAGAGGCTGATGCATCTGTATTGGTACTGTCTGTTGATGTTACAGTTTCGGGACAGGTACAACTGGAAGTTAAGTTTTCAATTGTATTTCTTGGAAATAATAATGCTACCATCAATAAAACGATAATAATTATTATTATCTTCATTATAAAATATTATTATATAATAATATAATGAAATTCACTAATTTAATTCAGTTAAATGAAATCATAATTGGAACTATATATTTTATGATATTATATGCTTTTTATGGAATTATTTCCAATAAAATTGGACTCTTTGATTTCTTTTACACAACCGTTGCATTTATGCTCACGTATGGAACTATGATTGTTATTTATAATTATTATATTTTCCAAAAAACATTATAAAAAATGTTGATATTTTATATATGATAAAGGATAGTGTATATTTAATTATATTTTTCGTAGTGTTATTGCTTCTCTGTCTAGTTAATTTCGTTCCTGAGGTCCAGGATCAGCTTGGTTTAACCGCAAATCAAAAAGCTTTTTTATTCAGTAGTTCGCTATTTGCCTTGCTTTTCTTTGGATATTTTGCCAAAACCTTAGTTAGAGATAAAAGCATTAGTGTGATGCCTTATATTGCTTTTTATCCATTCTGGTATTATATTACTAAACTAACGGTTAATAAAATCACTAATCAAAATGATTATCTTAATGATATATAAGGCGTAAAAATCAAATCTAAAATACCTAATTATAATAATATAATGAAATATTATTGTAATTCATCTGATTATAAAATTTACAAACTTATTATTAAACATTTAAATAAACAAGAATGGGAATTCGTTCCAACTGAATTTTGGTTTCAAGAAAAAGGAGTTATATTTTACAAACCCAAAAATAAATTATATATAGATTTTTACCCTGGAAGTGTATTATCCAAAATTGGTAATCAGATTCCTTCATGTATTCTCATGACTGATCGACTTAAATTAACGACAATTTGCCCCAAAAGATTCCAACCAGAGACTTATTTAGTTACAGATGGGAAAATTCATGGTATTGGTAAGATTAGACGGAAATATGTCTGGTTTCTTAAGGAAAATCATCGGAATTTTGGTACAGGAGTAGATATATATGACAATTTAGAAGATGTTCAGCGGAATATTAAAGAAGAACGGAAATATGTATTACAGAAGCATATTTCTCGACCGTTACTTTATAAAAAACATAAATTTCATGTCAGAGCATATTTGTTGATATATTATACAGATAATACTTATCGATTTTACCTGCATAAAGGAGGTATTATCGTTATATCAACACATAAATGGAAGAGTGGAGAAACGGATAAAGCCGTTCAAATTACTCAGACAAGAGAACAGAATAAGGAATTTGATTTTGATTTTTATAAAAATGAATATTATAAAAAACTGTATTTTAAGATTAAAATGTGTATGAAAGGTGTAATTGATAATTATACGGCGAAATTGGATGATTTTCCGAAATTAAAGAGGGATTCTTTTGAATTGCTTGGATTTGATATTATGTTTAACAGGGATATGAATCCTTATATATTGGAGGTAAATTTAGGACCAGTAATCGGGGATTTTAACGATGGTATGATAAAAGATCTTACCAATTTGATATTTAATAGTGGTAGAAAGAGCTTAGGTAGATTTTCACTCTTGGAAAAATATCTATATTATTAATAGAATAATGTTATTGGATCTGCGAATGCGAAATGCTCAGAAATTAAAGGCCGTTATTGGAACTATTTTCTTTATTTTATTTTTTGGATTCTTGAGACCTCATATTATAGGGGAGAAATGGGCTTCTTATGATGTTATGGTCTTAGGATTTTTGTTTTTCCTATGGCTTTGCTATTCATTTGCCTTTGGTAATACTTTTCAGGTTTATAATGATACAACGTTAATGTCCATGTAATACTTTTGAAAAAAGTATTGCAAAACATGTCAGAAAAATATCTCAAAACAAAAAATATCTTAAAAAAAAAATACTTTTCAAAAAAATTCTTATGAATTTAATATGTTGATAGCATTTGTTGCGTCATCTTCTGTTAAACCAAGTAGATAGTTTGTTCTTATGAAATTATCTATTTTCATATCCATATCATCTAGGACCACCCATTTGCTTACTTCTGGGTGTTGTTCGAGCCATTCTCGGATTTCTTGGACTCTTTGTTGAGCTCCTTGAACCATACTGGCTTTTTCGACATTATCCTTAGTTTTTCCATAAATTCTGTTTTGAATACCAATTTTTTGACATACCATATCAAACATGGCAAGTGAAAAAGGAATATATCTATGGGATGTACTCAGGCAGAATTGTGCATCGGTTTCATCTACAATTCTTTTGAGATTTTCCATATTGGGTGGAGAAAACATTTGTCTATCGGTAATTGATTTAAGATTATTAAGGACACCATCAAAGTCGAGAAATATAATTTTCATATTATAATATATTATATCATATCAAAAAATCTTTAACTTTGTATAAAAAAATTGAAAATTTAATATTTTAGTAATTGAATATATTATTTTCGTATAAAATACACTATGAAAATAATTACAGTTGAAAACAAAAATCAGCTCCTAGCGGCAAAATATGAACATGATCATATTATCTTTCTAGTATATGGTGATACTTGTAAGCCATGTCAGGATCTCAAACCCGAACTGCTGAAATTCTTAGAAGCAAATGATAGCGCGGAACGGGAATTTACATTGGTTATGGCCAATTACAAGAGCTCTAAGGAGATAAATAAGTATTTTGAGCTTAAAAAGATTCCTTTTCTGGTATTTTGTAGAAATACTGAGATTCGGGGTTCAATTCAGAGTTCAAAAATGGAATTGATTATTCCGGAGTTGAATAAGGCTTTTGAGAGTGAGTATAAGACAGAGTTCGAGAGCGAGTATAAGACAGCTGAGAACGGTGGAGGTTCGAAAAATGAAGCTCTTGATTTCACAGGGGATTTTGATTTTTGATTGGTTTCTTGCCATGTTTTTCAAAACTACCTGATAATATTACTTTATTATTACCCATTTCTATATTTTTACTATATATTTATTCATACAAATTAAACGCAATATTTCTTTAAGTATTTTTTGTTTCTTATTATTAAAATAATATATATATATATATATGCCTGTAAAAAAAAGTTCCAAAATGAAAGTTAAGGGTAAAAGAACACTTAAAAATGGTGCGATTGCTGGATATGTTTATTATAGTAAGGAAAAAAAATGGAAATGGAGAATTATTGGAAGAGATAAAAAACAGAAAGGTGGTAATGGCAATTATAATCTGAATTATAATTTAATATCAAATACAACAGTTTCGAATGATTATACAAATTTAAGAGATTATTTAGTTGATAATTATAAAAATCAATTTAATATCATTGAAATCGCAGATATTGTAAGAATAGAAGAATATTATAATATTGGTATTTCTTTATTAAAATTAACATATTTTAATAATAATAATTATTTAAACAAAAACTATACCCGCAAATATAAATCATGTAATTCACTGTGTATGGCTGAAACGATATTATTTTTTATAATAAAAAAAATATATTTAGAATCTGATAATTTAACAGAATTAAATATGTTATTTATAGTCTTTATTGGATATATTGATTTTATAAATAAAAATATAGTAAATTCTGGTAATAAAACAGGTGATAAAATTTGTAAGGAAATATCATGTAAACAAAATCCATTAATTAAAATTAAAACAAAAAAAAAAAAAAAAAATGTGAAAAATGGAAAAACGTTTTTGAAAAAATTATATATGATAATTATAAAAAATAAAGAAATATATCTTAAAATTTTTAAGAATATATAAATATTAATCTAAATAATA